GGATGGATGAGGCTACGTTCAACAAGCTAGGCCTCGACAAGTTCAAGGACTTCAACGCTGACTTCAGCCCTAGTAGGTTCAAAGGCGGTAATCCTATGACTGGACTTCTGGGCGGAGAGGCTAAGGTTAAGCAAGGCGGCTTCCTCGACACGTACCTTAAGCGTAAGAACGAGAGCAAGCCAAGCGTCATGTCATTAATGAAAGAGTTAGAGGATACCTAATGAGTCTAGATAACGAACTACTACGGCAGGACCAACGTACAGCGAATGCCTTCACGGGTAGTACGTTTGATGACGTCATGGCATACTATGAAGAGCGTGGGTTCAATCAAGACACCATCCACAACGATAATAACGAGTACTATGAAGAGACACTCGCTAAGGATATAACCGTTGGAGAAGACGGGCAGTACTTAAACAAGGACGGAGAACGTGTGTACTACTACACTCCTCCTTCTGAGCTAGGCGACGGCGGTGATAGCTCGTTAGAGAACCACAAGTACCTAACAGAAGCAGAGATCCAAGAGTACTGGGATGCTGACCAAGGGATGGGCTACTTCAAGGAAGCCAACCCCCACATCGACTTCGCCACTCACATGGAGATGGTAGCCGAGAAGCAAGGGATGATTGAGGACGGAACCCTCGACGTCAACCCATACGATAGCCGTGAAGACTACATACTAGCCAGAGGGCACAAGGGCCGTGGTCCTAACGCCGACGCTATAACGGCTGTCATTAACGAAGAGAAGCAGAACCGTGCGGCCTCTATGCTTGAGGCGGGTAACGCACTGAACGAGAAGTACGGCGTCAACACTACGTTCAAGAACGATGACGGCGATACGTTCGTCTTCAACGGCTCCAACTACCACAAGTCACACAAGGTAGACGACCACCTCGGACCGGGCGACTACGCTCGCATGGCTGGCATGGCTGTGATTGGTGCGGCAGGAGCGGCGGCGCTGGGTCCTCTAGTTCAAACAGGACTAGGGGCGGCAGGTACAACTACCTCAGCAAGTGGTGTTGTGTCAGCCTCTGGCCTCAGCAAGGGCCTCACGGCGGCGCTGTCTAACAGCCTCACCCAGCTAGCCTCAGGCAATGGCATTGATCCTAAGTCAGTACTGGCTAGCGGCATCATGGCAGGGCTCAACCCCGGCGGTCTTCTTGGCGATAAGTTAGGACTTGTTCCCGATAACTTCGGCGGTGGCTTCGTGGGCGGGGCTGGTAACGCCGCAGTCAGTGGCCTCATCAAGGGAGACTTCAGCGTCCAAGACGTCCTGATGTCGGGCTTCCAACAAGGCGGCCTTAACGTGGTAAAAGACTTCCTCGATGACGCAGGACAGTTCGATATAGAAGCGGAGATGAAGCGGATTGCAGACACCAATCCTAATTGGACTGAGGCGGAAGTGTTCGAGGCGGCAACGCAGGTCTTCAGTACAGGCACGTCCGACCTCGGTGGTCTAGTTGGTAAGGATGGACTGTTGCCCTTCATTGATAGAGTACCTACTGATTGGTTCAGCGGGCTGGGAGACACGCAAGAGTTTGAGCTTAATCAACGCTATCGCGGACCTGACGGCGAAGTGTACACCGACATCGAGATGATGGAGAAGTTCCCTGAGGTTGACCTACAGGCTATTAGGGACAACGCGTTTATCAAGAGCTTAGACGACACTGCGAACTATAACGGATGGTCTACATACGAGGCTACTCAGACGACTACTGCACTTGGTGAGGTGTTCGACAAGTTCAAGCAACTACCGGGCGTCAGTAACATTGTGGAGTTCGTTGACGACTCTATGGACGCGGCCGCTAAGGCTCAGTTCATCAAAACGTACGGCTTTGATCCGAGTGATCCAGACAACGCAGAGGTAACAAGACAAGCCCTTCTGTGGGGTCCGTTAGATGAGACTTATACCTTTAGCGATAACGAACGAGGAGACTCAGAGGTTATCGGTGTGTTGCAGGGGATTGATGACAAGTACTCAACCGGACCTAACTGGTGGAAGTCTCAAACGCCCGACGGTACGCCTTTGTACCACGTCATCACTATGGCGCAACAGGCTTTCCAAGCAGGGCAAGATCCTTCTGCTATAATAGCAGGCTTAGGGGAAGCGGCTGGCATGATCCTCCCCGGATCTGACGTCAGTATCGGCGATGCTTTATTGCAGGGTTTCCTAGACGGAGCAGGAGTTGAAGAAGAGGACGACCTCTCGAATCCCCTTACGGACGACGTACTCTTTGGTGATGCGCCTTTACCCACGGATGAGCCGCCACCTGTGCTACCGACCCCTACACCAACGCCTACGCCCACACCAACGCCGACGCCTACGCCGACGCCTACGGATGGGCCGCCGCCTGTGCTACCAACGCCTACACCAACGCCTACACCAACGCCTACACCAACGCCTACACCAACGCCTACGGATGGACCACCGCCTGAGCTACCACCAGAGCTAGCGGCTGTCATCTTCGGCGAGGCTATGGAGCTGGGCGGAGGAGACGAAGTACTCCCCGGCGGTGGTGACGAAGGCATGATGTCAGGCGGAGGATACAATCCCGAATGGGGGGAGTTGTTCGCTTACACGTCAGTAGACGGATACAAGGCTAAGCAACTGGCTCCCTACAAGGACGCCATCATTAAAGCTAGAGGAATGTTAGCATGACATACTTAGAAGCAGTCAACTCCGTCTTAATACGGATGCGAGAAGATACAGTGCTTACGCTACAAGGCACGGATGACGTAGTGGTTGATCTAGTTGAGCGATACGTTAATGATGCTGTCCTTTCGGTAGCTCAGTCGCACACGTGGTCGGCCCTTCTGGACACATGGGTATTCAACACGACAGAAGGAGCCAGTGAGGTTGTTCTGTCGGGTGACTCTAAGGTCAACGTCATCGATGTGATCTATGCCCCTAACGGCATGGAACTCCGCAACGAGAGCAGGGCTAGGATCATTCAGCGCAGGCTCACAGGTGATACCACAGGCACGCCTCACTACTACGCAGTCAATGGCAAGGCCGGCGGGCAGGTTACATTAACCATGTGGCCTACTCCTGTTTCGGCTGAGTCCTTCACGGTAGTGGGACACGCAGAGCACGGCGTCCTGTCTGAAGACTCGGACGTTATCACTGTACCCTTTAAGCCAGTAGAACACTTGGCGTTGGTTTACGCGGCAAGAGAGCGCGGAGAAGTAGGAGCACAGACAGTACCGGAGTTGATGAGCATAGCCTCTCAATCCCTGTCAGATGCCATTGCTTTAGACGCGGCCAACACTCCACTAGACAACCTATGGATTAGCGTATAATGGGACAACCACAGCAGAACATAGCCCTGACCACCCCCGCGTTTCAAGGCGTCAATACAGAAGATAGCCCCCTCACGCAGGACGTGACGTTTGCACTCAGGGCTAACAATGCTGTTATTGATGTATACGGACGCATAGGTGCGCGTAAGGGATTCTTCACGGAGGCGAAGTCTATTGACCTCACTAACGTAACCAGCTACAGCGGCATCTACACCTCCACTAAGGTGAACATCGGATCTATCAGTCACTCAGAGGGACTTGATGTTATATGCGTTGCAGAGGTGGAGTACTACGGGAGCATCACCGATACGGCTGTAGCTACTGAGCGTTTCCTCTGTCAGTTACAGGGTACGGCTCTTGTGGCGCTGACGCACAGTGCTGGGGCCCTTGCTTCTATTAACACAGTAGAGGGCAAGCTAGCTCAGATCGTGAACTTCGCAGGACAGTACTTCGTGTTCGTGCAGGGGCAGGAGGCCGTTGAGGTTGCAGGTACATCGGCCACGCTGTTGAAGGATGGGGCTGGATTCCTCCCACCACAGGACGACACAGGTAACCTAACGAATGGGATCACAGGCGGTGTCGCGTGCTCAGCATACGGCAGGCTATGGATCTCAGGGGTAGGCGGTAACTTCCAAGAGATCTGGTACTCAGACCTCGGCGATGCCCGCGTGTGGTACGACGGTAAGGCAGTGCCTACTGAGCCTCTGAACACAGCAGGTGGATTAGACGTGTCACAGTACTGGCCGTCTGGTCGGGACTCAATCAAGAACATCAAGGCCCACAACAACGGGCTAGTGGTATTCGGACGGAACAGCATCCTCCTGTACGGCAACGCTCAGGGAGACCCAGCGGCTATAGGCGGCATCTTCTTGCAGGACGCCATCACAGGCATGGGCCTAGTATCAAGGGACGCTGTGGTAGAGACGGGTGTTGATCTCCTGTTCGTGGACGACTCAGGCGTACGATCGCTTGGGCGCACCATGCAGGAGCAGTCAGTACCAGTAGGTGACATCACCGCTAACGTCCGCTCAGACATAACATCTAAGATAGCGGGCACAGTGGATAAGAGTTCAATCACTCTAGCCTACTGGCCTAGCGAAGCACTGATCGTTTGTAACTTCAGCTCAGAGGGCTATGCCTACGCGATCGACGCAAGGCGTCCTTCGGGCACAGGAGGTTCACGTATTACTACATGGACTGAGGTATTGTTTGATCGGTCTGTTTACTACGAGGAAGGTAACGACACTTACGTACTACTAGGCGGCAAGGCAGGGGATTCAATCTGTCGATACACCGGCCAAGTAGACGCAGGCGAGACTACTTACCAGTTCACATACGAGTCTACTCCACTATCCTTCGGGGATTCAGTACGTCAGAAGTTCCCTAAGAAGGTCAACGTAACAACTATCGGATCTACTCAGCCTACTAACGCTACAGTGCGCTGGGGATTCGGAGGCAAGCTAGAATACAGCAAGGCTATCACATCGGACGCTAACGCTCCTGCTTTCTGGGGTGAATCACAGTGGGGAGAAGCCTTATATGGATCAGCGGAGGGAGTACTTGGGAGACATCGTGTGAATACAAAGGGATCTGGGGCTTACGTATCCGTCGGAGTAGACGCTACGATTGAAGGAGGTGAGTTCTCAATACAGGAACTGAACCTACAACTACTAATAGGAAGGGTATACTAATGGCGAAGGGACTATGGGATACAGTGCAAGGCGTAGGTGCCGCCGCTGGTGGTATCGCTTATGCTGACAAACTACACGAGGCAGGCAAGGGCTATCAGAAAGACATGGGTGATCTTGCTGGTCAGCTACAGACTGACTCTGCATTCAAGGGCTACGGCGTCACTACTGGATTAGGCACAGGCTCTTCGGTAGGCACTGACGGTAGCATGAGTCTAGGC